CCCCTCTCCACATCAAATAAAGACGTCCCAATGGCAAAACATCAAACGTTGTCTCATTTGGCCCTGTGTGGCCCAGGAATGCCCCTCTAATGTCTTTCAGGTACGAACGTACATGCAAGAGGGTAACGGGCCTTGTAGGGCCTCCTAGATGCCTCTGAGAGAATCTACGTGTTTCCACGGATATGACCCACGATTTACTACCTGACTTGCGACACTCTATACTACGGTAAGTTACCGTAGATTAAACAAACACAAAAAAAAAACCCCCGCCTGTCCGGCGGGGTTTTGCTCTATTGGTTATCAGGCGTTCGTTGTCTGTTTATGTATCTTGAGCAGCGCCGCCTGCACGGCCAGTTGCTCTTCCTCGGTTCGGTCGACCTTCAGACACAGTTTGGCAAGATACTCGGACTCGACTTTCCCGAAAAATTTTTCCAGTTGACTTTGGATACTCATAACGTTCTCCTTTAGCTTACGATTCTAGTATGGCACGGGTCAGGGAAATCGTCAATAGGTATTTGTACCTAATTCTGAAAGTAGTACAGGCGTACCCGTGCACATATATAGATAGTGCTGCAGTACTATAGTACAGCACGGGCGTACCAGTGGTACGGGCGTACCGTGATTTTTTATACGGGCCAGGGGGGTATAAGTACGTTTGTACTAGTCCCCCTGCATCAGAAAAATTTTTGCAATAAAATCCTACCAGCGTAATTTAATGCTAGGATGTCAGTTGGGAGGTGAGCGTATGTGATTCTAATCGCAATGGTATGGGAAGCAATCCGAAAAAATGTACCGCTGGTGACCGCCGTGTTCACCATCCTGTCCGGTCTGGTAGGAACGGCTATACGCATTGAACATCGGTTCACAGTACTGGAAGCACAGTATAATCAGTTGGTTGAGACGCACCGTATTTGTGAGGTAAAAAGATGAATGATTCGTCTGAACGATTTGCCAGAATGTTCAAAGAACAGCGCATGAAGGACATCGTAAAAATCATGCAAAACAACGACATTGGTCTATCAGAATTGAACCAGTACGTTGAAAACTATAAGTCTGATGCGGAGGTATTGCGTGAAATTACGAAAAGAACCAGAGAAAAGGCTCAACTGGAACAGGCAACAGCAGAAGCAGCCACAATCAGGCAAGAGAAGATTGAACAGAAACGGCGTAAGCGCTAGTTTTGGTACAGATGGACGTACCAAGAAGATGATTCAGGGAGGTTTGCGATAATGGCCGGTGGTGGAAAGACACGAGACAAAGGTGCAGAGCGTCGGGCTGATGAAGAGCGAGAGCTTGCCCGTGAACAGCAGCGCATGTTGCAAAAGGCATTAGAGGCTCAATCCAACGAGAGTGCTCAACTGAAACAGATTCTGAGTGAGCAACTGGCATCGTCCAATATGCAAATGGACGTACTGGCTGAACAGAATAGGATGCTGGCTGACCAAGCAAACCAGTACCAATCCGTTATAGAACAGATGAACCGTCAAGCAGCAGAAGCGACCCAAACGGGTGGTCTGATGTCTGACAAAGAGAAGATGACTGAAGAGGAACGAAAAGCCAAAGCAGCACGTGGAATCAACATACTGAGTAATCAGGCTCAGTCACGGGGATTGCTGACAGCAGGGCTGAGAAGGTCAGCACCCAAGACGGTCACCCAAGCTGAACGGCGTAGTCTGTTGGGAACTCCATTAATCCCTGATGAAGGAGAACTACGATGAGTGCCTCCATTCCAATTGACAAGATTGAACAGGGACACTCTGGAATCTCCAGTATCAACGGGGTGAAACTGGACAATCCTAAAGTCCCTCAGAAGATTAACCAGCAACAGGAAGAGCGTCGTTTAGAACTGTTCGCCAAAATGTATGGCGGTGAGGACTTCTACCAGAAGGAACAGGAACGGCTGCTGGATACCATCAGGCAGTACGAGAAACAGTACAAGCTGAAGCTGGATAAAAGTAGACAATACTTAGACCAGTTGAAAGGCGATACTCAGCTAGGATTACCTACCAGGTTGTACAGGCTGAATCAAATCAGAAGTTCAGTGGAAGAGAGTGTACCAAAAGGCGTTCTATCATTCGTACCTAAAGGTGGTATGGTCTCGTTCCGTCCAGGTGATATTTATGAGAGGCTAGATTCGGATGAAAACCGATAGAAACTTGATTGCTTTTTCGGTGATAGCGAGTGATATGCTCCTGTCTGGCCATGTAAAGGCAGAGGCACATCAGAACACAGCACGCAGCCCGATGATAAGTGGGATGCTCTTGTCCTGTAAGACGAAAGACCTCCAGGTCTTGAAGATGACTCTGGAAAAAATCCTGTCGATTGTTAACAAACAGTTAGAAGAGGTTGAACTGGAATGAAAATTGATAAAAATCTCAAAAATGAATTGATTGTCTTTTCGGTGATGGTGAGCGGATTGCTTCTGTCCGGGCAAATCAGAGACCTGGAAGCTCTGAAGATGTCTCTGGAGAAGCTTCTGTCAATCGTGGATGAACAATTAAAAGGAGAGAAATAAACCATGGCTAGTACGACATATCCAGGGTCTCAGGGTACTGGAGCATACGCAACCACCAGAGACACCCTGAAAGCCCAATTCCAACAAGGAAAATACCCTGACAAGTTGGTCTATGAAGGGGTAACAACCAACGCTACGGCTACTGAGCTTTTTATCAATGGGATGTCTGGATGCCGGTTGTACCTGCCAGCATTCGAGCATGCCGTTTTCGTAGTGTTCGATGGTGTTGCCATTAACGTTACGGATACGACTGCTCAAACAACGATATGGCACAATGCCATGATTGCGTGCGAACGCACTGCTGCTGGTACATTCCAACTGGCCAACGGTGTTGACCTGGATGGTACCGGAAGCGCGAACAACCCGGTTGTAATTGGGGTGGAAGCTAAGGGTGAAGGTACTGTGCGCTATGGCGCGGCTCTTACCTTGGCTTTGGCTGTACAGGATGCTTCATCCGCTAACCCGTATATCGAGGTCAAAGTGACTGGTACAGCTTCAAAGACTATCTACTATCGCCTTGAGGCTAAACCCATATTCGTTGCTGCTCGTACCAATAGCGACTACGAATTAACAACTGGCTAAGCTATGAATACCCCTATAGAAGCGCTTCTATAGGGGTATCTTTTTTGTGTCTAGACGTTCCAGAGGTAGTGCCACCAGAATCACGCCTGAGATGCGTGTTAAAGCCCTGTACGATTATTGGGCATTTCTGGATTTAATCGGTTTCCACGGTGGTACAAAGAATTTTGCTGCGTGTCATTATGAGGCTGCGCTATGGAGTACCCGGTTGGATGGCAAGCGCAGAAAGCTGCATTTACTACCACGTGGTCATCTGAAATCGACCTTATTTTCCGTTGGTAAGACTCTATGGCGGTTGTACCAGAACCCCAACATACGCAGATTTGAGGGTACCAGTTCACGCGAACTGAGTACCGCTTTTATTCGAGAGGTCAGGGCGTACCTGGAAGATGCATATCTGCAGGAACAGGTATGGAATGTTCGACCACACATCCCCGGTAACCTGATACCGACGATGGATAGGATGGGTCGCAGCCGCCGTGACTGGGAAACGGAAGCACAGGATAAGAAGATTATCTGGCGTAGTGATGCCCTGCAGGTCTTACGGGACGAAATACTGAAAGAGCCGAGTGTGGTAGCCGGTTCGGTCGGGTCTGTTGCGACCGGGTTTCATTTTGATGAGATTGTGTTCGATGACATTATTACCTTCGACAACTCGGACACGATTGATAAGCGAGAGCGCGTATTCTCGTGGATTCACGACATCGAATCCGTACTTGACCCACCTTTCCTGGATGAGCAGTTGGCGAAAGCGTTGATGAACGTTGGCGTACCAGAGGAACACGCCATGAAGATTGCCGATACCGGCGGTGTTGTCGATGTACTGGGTACGCGGTACGACAAAGAAGATTATTACGGAGTAATCCTCGAACAGTATGAGGAACTGGGATTCGAGATTTTCTCTCGTAACATCTACATCAACGGTGAAGATTCGTCAGACGGGTACTTATGGCCGGGTCGGATGAATGAGGCCTATGAGAAGCAGCTAAGAGCATCCATGTCATCCAGACGGTTTGCTTCTCAGTACCTGAACAAAGTTCTTGTACAGGACGAGTTAATCCTCAAACCGGACAATATTCAGTACTTCACACCAGCACAGATACACCTGAATAACAATGGGTACGTTGAGTACCAGCGGGTGCTTGGTGAGCCGATGGTGCAAATAAAACCACATTTGGTGGTTGACCCTGCTGCATCTGTATCAAAGAAAGCAGACTTTACGGCCATTGGAGTTGGTGGCAAAGATCAGGACGGCCGTCTATTTCTGTTCGATTACAGGTTGGGTAGATGGCAAACATCCGAGTGGATAAAGCTGATGTTCCAGTTGTGTGAGAAGTGGAATTTGAATGTTGTGCACGTTGAGACCTGTGGGTTCCAGGTATCTTTAATCAGTACCATTCGTTCGTACTTTCCACAGTACAAACCACTGTCCATCATTCCATACAAACCGCGTATCCAGGTTGGAGGTAGAGATTTAATGGAGCGTACAGGTAATGACAACCCATCCAGGAAAAAGGCCAGAATCGAACACAGTCTGCAACCATTGTTCGAGAATGGTATGTTCTATGCCACCTGGTCACTTAGCAGGGATACAAAGGCTCTGGAGCAGTTAGAATACTTCCCTAGGGAAACAATTCATGATGACTTCCCAGACATGTTACAAATGCTGAATGAAGTTTCCAAAAAACCTGTGGGCTCAATGATGCAGCATAACCGACCCAAGACGTACCAGTTCTATAACCGTAAGTACGGAGGTTTGCGATAATGGCGGCAAACGACGTCGTAAAGGATAAGTACCTGAATCGGATTGATTTAGGGGAAGAGAAAGACCGAATCACAGAGGAACAAATCGTTGGCGCTGTGTATAGCACACTCAGTGGCTTTGCTGCTGCACGCCAAGAAAAGGAACAGGTGTGGCTGGAGGCTTGGTCGCACTATTTTGGTACATTCGCTGCACAGGAATACATCCGTCAGAGGGTTACCAGCACAGTTGGGGATGTTCAAAGCGATTGGAGGCACCACGTCTCTTCTGGTAAGGGTTTTGAGATTGTAGAGACAATTACCTCATGGCTGGTTGGGGCATTTTTCCCAAGTGACAACTGGTTTGACGTAGCCCCAAGAACACCGTTGCAGACGCCAGAATGGAAAAAGTTCCTTCGCATGATGCGTCGGTACATGTCTGCCAAGCTGGATGCCTGTGATTTCAAGGCTCAATGGACAAACTTCATCCGTCAGATGGTACTGTGTGGTACGTCCTGTATGGCGTTACCGTGGCGTACCGAAACACAGATAAAAGTCAAGCGGTCACCAGTACCCAACAAGTCCGGTTCGTACACATTCAGAAAGGAACACCGTGAGGAGATACATTTTGGTGGCCCGGTTCTGAAAACGCTGGACATGTTTGATGTGTACCTAGACCCAAGTGCTGAGAACACAGACAATTCCACGCTCATCAGGCGGCTACGACTCACAAAAGGAGAATTGCTACGGGCCGTAGATGATGGTCTGTACCCGTTGGTAGATGCCAGAGACATTCGTGAAATGGTTCCGACAACGGACATCTGGCATAATTATTCCAAAGACCGTAGTTCTTTCACTGGGATTGAAAAAGAGTGGAACCCGAACGATGTTATCGAAGTGTTCGAGTATTGGGGTGACCTGTTCGTAGAGAACACTGAGTACCACAACGTGGTGGTTACAGTAGCAGGTGACCGATTGCTGGCATTCGACAACAACGATTACTGGTACGGCAAACCGTTTATTGTCGGTACGTACATCCCAGTAGTCGATGAGGCTTATGGTGTGGGTGCCCTGGAACCGGCGTTAGCGCAATTACATGAAATTGACATTGTGGCTAACCAAAGGCTGGATAACGGTGAACTGGCTACCGACATCATGTGGGAGGTTGTAAATGACGGTACGGTTGACTTGGATTCTGTGTACACTTCACCGGGCCGTGTCATCCCAGTTGCGCAATTCGGTAATATCCGACCGATTCCACGGGACACAAACTTTAACTGGAGTTTGCAGGAAGAGCAGCTCCTGTTCCAAAAAGCAGAGCGTACCACGGGCACAACTGCGTTCATTGGAAGTGGTCAAGGGCGTAGTGGTGACAGGGTGACGAAAGCCGAAGTGGAATCGTACAAAGAAGCTGGTGGCAACCGGCTGAACCTGGTTTACACCTGGATTGAAACGACTTCGCTGATACCGTTCCTGCGTAAACTGTACGCATATATGCAACAGTTTGTTGTGCAGCCGGACATTGTACGGGTGCCCGGAGATGATTCAGGGTCATGGGAGTACCTGGAAGTTGGCCCGATGCAGCTTCAAATCGAGCTAGACATCATACCGCGGGGTGCAAGCCACATCGCCAACCGGGAATTTGAACTGAAAAACAGGCTTGACTTTGTAGAAATTGTCAGCAAGCTCCCTCAATTCCAGAAGTTGGTCAAATGGGAAGAGCTCCTGGTTGACCTGGCATGTCGGTTTCTGGAGGACGAATACGAACGATTCGTTATCGTCGGTGAGCAGAACCCGGAAACACCGGAGTATATGACACCACCACCATCGCCCACAGCTATGAATAATACTGAACAACCACAAATGCCACCCGGTCTGATGGAACGAGCAGCAGCAATCGGTGGCGAACCGGCTCAGAAAGCACTCGCAGGTGAGTTGCTGGCTAAAGGGCCGGAACAGGCAATATCTGATATGTATGACAATCTACAAGGGCAGTAATCCATCATGGCAGAAGTTAAGCGGATTGTTGAAAATACTGGAAATGAAATCGCAGGTGATGCCGTAGAGCTAGTCGATGACTGGCAGGAACAGGAAGCGCCAACACCGACAACCACTGAAGAGCAGACGACTGATGATGATGATGAGGTTAAGGCGCTAAGTGAGAAGTTGGGGGTTAACCTGGATGAACCGGAAGAGGAAGAGAAACCCAAAGAGGAAACAGAGAAAAAACCACCAACTTCCACTGAATTTGACACACAGTTTGAGGAACGGTTTGGTGTAAAACCAACCGATGCCCTGTATCTGGTAAACGAGTTGCTGCAATTCAAGCAGATTGTTGACCAGATTGGTGGGATGGAAACCCTTGTCGAATTCAGGATACGGCAACAGGAGAACGAGTTGCAGCAATCATGGGGGGTTGATGAGGCAGAGTTTGCTTCCAGGATGAAAATGGTCAGAGATTACTTCAAGGAATTGAGCCCTGCCAAACAAGCTGCACTGGATAACCCTGATGGTGCACGTTTGATATGGGCGTACCTGGAGAGGTCTCTGCCTGGTGGCCCCAGTAAAAACCCGGTAAGTAGTCGCAGACCTGCAGCTAAGACTACTGTTAGAGGCAAAAAGCGGATTAAATTATCCGATTTAGAAAACATGTCTGATGAAGAGTACGAATCCTTTGATTGGAATAGTGTCTCTCCAGATGAAATCGAATTTTAGATTGAGGTAAAAGAACATGGCATATAACGTTAAGGCCCCGACTGGTCAGCCGTTTGGTGTAGCCGAAACCGCAGCGTTCCGCCCAGAAATCTGGTCTACCGACATCATGCGGTACCGGCGCTCAAACCTGATAGCGGCCAATTTCACAAAGAAAATCTCTTTTGTCGGTAAAGCGGGTGACCGCATCCGTTTACCACGGGTTGGCAAGTTAGGCGTTCGGTCGATGGTTCCCGGTAACCCGGTCGAACTACAATCGCGTACAGAGACCGAATGGTACATGTACATTGACAGGTACATGGAATCTTCATTCGCTGTACAAGACATTGCACAGAAACAGGCCAACCAAGACCTGAGAAGGATTTACACAGAGGAAGCAGGACGTGCCCTGGCAGAAGATATTGAGAACTTCATCTTGGGCATGCGTGCAGCGGTTGTCGGATACAACGGTGGTTCAAACCACGTCAGCAACAATGCCACACTGTCCTTTGCACACATTCTGTCAGCACACCTTATCTTGGATAAGGCACGTGTACCGCGAGAAGGGCGTGTTTTAATTGTTTCCCCATCTCAAGCAGCGTCTCTGTTCGCAGAGGACAAACTGATTAAGATGGACTACACGGGTGACAAGCCCATAGCAGACATCCGTAGTGGACGGATTGGTTCCGTGCTGGGAACGCCCATCTACGTCAGCAACCACATTTTGTACAACAGTACGACTGGGTACAAGAATGGTGACACCGGCTCTGGTCAACCAACTCCGGGCATGACCAATTCTCCATATTGGCCTACCCAATACGTTGATGCACAAGATTCGTACACTCCATCCACTCTGACTGCTGGGTACTACTCTGCTCTGCTGGTGCATCCTGAATGGTGTGCCCTGGCTATGCAAAAGAATCCGAGCGTCGATGCCGATTGGATTGTGGATTACCAGGAGTACCACGTAGTCAATACCCAGTTGTACGGTGCCAAGCTGTACAGACCTGACCATGCAGTGGTTATATCCTCTGATGACGATGGTCTGGTGTGATAAAGTTCGTCGTTAGGTTATAATGGGGTGAGGACAATCCTTACCCCTCTTTTTGTATATGGGCAGACCAAAACAATACTCAGATGACGAAAGGCGGAACCGGCATCGGTTGGCACAACGGGAATATTCTAAGAAGTTTCCGGAGCGTAGGCAGAGGACGTACCGCATCTCTAACTGGAAACGCGCTGGCATTGTGTGTCAGGACTGGGATGCCATGTACGACAGATATGTCAATGCCACTGAGTGCGAAGCTTGCCATAAAACTTTTAACATCAGTGTCCACAGTTCCAGGAAATGTCTTGACCATGACCACCGTACTGGTCAGGTCAGGGGTGTCATCTGTGAGGAGTGTAATGCTGTACTGAGGCATTATATAGACACGGACAGATTGAAACTGCTGATGCAATATATAGAAAGCTAAGATATTCCCCTGACAACAGGGGATTTTTTATGGACAAGACACTGCTAGGGGTGGCAAACAATGTACTCCTGAATGCCGGTGACAGGACAGTTGTCACGACTAACAGCACCATTGGTACGATGGTAAAGAATTCTATTCGGTCAGCCGTTAACGACGTCTGTCTGCTGTCCGATTGGCCGTGGATGCAGGATGACATTATTGCCGATAGTTGGAACAACCAGATTGCCACACTACCGGACAGCATCAAATCTGTCCGGTTCGTCGCATACGATACAGGTGACGGATATGCAACCCTGCTGGCCATGCCGCAACAGGAGTTCGTTCGGTACGACAATTGGAGTTTTAATAATTCCACCATATACGGATGCGGTCAGTACTACTGCATCTTCAGCCCACAGGAAATACACCTGAATCCGTACCCATCGACCAGCACGGAACAATCTAAATTTCATTTCTTTGTCACCAAGTGGGCAGAAATGCCTGACACCGATTCGGCTCAATTAAACATGCCGGACGTATTTGTAGACCTGGTTATCGCGCGCGCAAGCTATTTGTACGGAGTCATCAGGAGTGGTGACCCGGCCCGGTTCGCTCAGCACCAAAACCAATTTGAGTTGAGGGCTCAGGCACTCCGGGACAGGTACCAGGGCAATCATCCAACTTCTGGTGGGTACATGTACAGGAGAGGTCGGTAAGATGGCAGATAGAAATCAGGTACAGACGGCGTACGATAATGACCCCAACCTGCTACAGACTGCTCTCTATGGTGGTCTGAACACTGTATCGTCCCGGCTGAATATTCCCCTTGAGGATTCACCCTCGATGGCAAACACACGGGTAACCGTGATGGGGTCTATTGCTAAGCGCAAAGGCTCTAAGTCACGATACCAAGCTACCGGCAAAACGTATGCCATTGGTAGTACGCTCGTACCACTGACACTCAGAAGCGATGTCAGATGCCTGCTGTGCAAAGAGGGCAAGGACTTGACTTTTTATGTCATCGAGAACGACGTACCGACGTTGCTCATTACAAAATCGAACGTATGGCCTACCGTTGCTGCATCAGTACGGGCCAATTATGTGGCAACTTCTGAAGTCAACCCGCGTATCATTTTCGTGACCGGCGTGTCTGTACCGATTCAAGCAACCATTGTAGAAGTTTCTGGTACAGGCGGTTCTGGCAGTTGCAGTATATCTGACACCCGGTTGGAATACGCAACCACCAGCAACACCGTCGTATGGGTGAACGGTTCGCGTATTTCCGTGTCATCGATGGTCTATGCCTCCGGTACTTTAACCATCACGGACACGGAGATTACGGATGGCAGTTCGGTTGTCGTACTGCTGCTGACATGGCAGTGGTATGCAGAGGCCATCAAGCTTTGGGGATACAACTGCTATAACAAAACCTCAAAATTCTACCTGTCATTGGATGACCAGAACGTAGCCATCAGTACGGACATTACCCGTGACATTCAACCGTACCAATGGGGCTACTATCCAATCAAAGTCTACAAATCGGCTACATACGGTGACACTTATACGTTTAAGACCGATTTTGCGCCAACCACCTACAACGAGTACAACTTCAGTTCTGGTGGAGTATATACCAAAGCGGCATCGACCGACATTGTTCAGCCGGGGATATCTTACATAACGTTCGGAGCATTAAAGACACCAACCACAACTCCACCAGACCCGGTACATTTCGTTCGCGGGTACAAGCTAAATTTCAATGGTGGAGATGGTTGCGCAGCATCCAAACTGCTGGTGCGGGTTGATGATGTTACCTATACGCAGAACACCAACGCAGCCGCCGGTTCTGGAACCCCAACATCCAATCCTACGTACTATCTGAGGAATAACACCTACGCTGTAATCACCAGTACAACAGCATTGGGAACATTTGTCAGCTTTGACTCAATGACCTCCGTTGGTATTTCATCAATGGCGTTTGTTGAAATTATCAACAAAGAGGTTGGTCAGTACGTCGGTACGGGTGCTACGTCAAACTACAGGCAATTTGACGATGGGGCACTCTATCCAGCATATGGGCTGGGTAATATTGCCGATTACAAGCGAGGCAGTTTTCCGCGTACTGTTGCCCTTTTCCAGAACCGACTGGTGTTCGGTGGGTATCCGACCGCCCCGATGC